TCAGCATCTGTAAACGTAGTATTAGGATCGGTATTTTCTAGTAGTAAATTTCTATACTGACTGTATACTGCTCTTGTTGGTGATTGCCCAACTGTTGCTCCAGTCTCTCTAACAGAACCAGACCCTCTGCGGTGACCGTAAGCGACACTAAACTGTACCTCTGCTAATGTATCTGCTGCAGGGTTGGTATTATAAAATTCATAATGATATTTACCGGAAGCAGCTGCTACTTGTGTTGAGGAAGTATGGAACGCTGTTAAGCTTCCAGAATTTCTACTAAATGCTGTGGAAGTTACTCCTCTTACTATATTCCCTAGTATTATATCACCGGGATCTAATGTTGTATATGACATATATTATTCTCCTGCTCTCTTAACCTTGTATCAACGATGGATCTTGATTAACTGTTATTGGTATTGTTACCGACCCACCTGTATCAATTCCTGTTATAGTTAATGTGGCTGTTGTTGTTTGTACTAATGAGTAAGCTGTTAAAGTAACAGATTGAGCACTTACAGTTGTTGCTATCTGATACCCTGTTGGACCTCTACCACCTTCAGCTGAACTTTGATTAGCATTTTCATTACCCACCATTGTTGCAATATCTGAATTAGATAAAGTAAATGAATATCCCGATGCATTTGCTCCTGTGACATTAGCCGTATCAGGAATTATTGTTGTAGATTGACCTGGCGTTGTTAAAGTAACAGCTGTTTGTACGACTGAAACAACAGGCAGTATTTGTGTATTCTTAGGTAATGTTACCAACCTATGCTTTAATGTTTGTGTATCATTTGTAAAAGCTTCAAGTATAGGTAAGCCTTCAATAGCTTGACCATAATAAGCAGTACCTAAATTATGTGAGGTATCATACATACCATAATCTATTTCATCATCACCTAAACCAAACTTCGTAATGTTTAGTTGACCGGCAGCTAATCTCTCTCTACCTAACTTTGTAAGTACAGCATCTACTGTTACAGATGCATTATCTAAATATCCCATTTTAACTCTCCTATTCTATATAATATAAATATAAGCGTAATTAATATTACCCTTATCTTACTATAATTGTTTGTGCTGGACTTGCTGGACCAGCTGTATTATTAGGTCCTGACCCTATAGGACTTACTGCATTACCAAATGAATCAATTGCATCAGGTCTATTTAATCCTGGAGCAGGGTCAACTACTATTATATTTGGATTAACTAATTGGAACTCAGCTACAGGACCACCATCTATTGTGTTCTGACTTGGTGCATTAAAATCAGGTGATGTCATTTTACAACCATCTATTACTAGCCTTCGCTGTGCATGGCTAGAAAAATATTGCTGATTTACATCTATTGATTTTGGATAAATATTACTAATAACTTTTGCAGCTGATCCTGTTACAGATTGACTAACAGGAGCTGTAAAAGCACCTGGCCTAAAGAAGATATTAAATGTTGGTACATATTTATAATCATCACCACCAGATAATAATTTGGAACTTGAAACATATACTTGTGCTGCAGATAGTGTAGCTTCAGCAAAAGATACACCTTCATATTCACTCCCTTCAAGGAATCTATCCATATATGTTATACTACTAGTAGCATTTTGCTGTGACGATCTAACACCAATATTAATTGGTGCATTAAAGTTAGTATAATAACTTCCGTCAAATTGTTGACTTGATTGAGCATCACCATTAAATGAAGATGTATAGTTACTTATACTAGCAGTAAAAAATTGTATCTCTTGAGACATCGATGTATGGCCAGCTAATTTTACTCGCTCTAATAAATTAGGTCTTATTTCAATACCAACAACAGCATCTGCTCTAGCTGGTACCATTGCTTCCATTTGTTTGAATAATCCTTTATTCATAGTGTTTAATAATTTAATAAATTCCCACACATTATATGATCTACTAAATTTTTTAAAGTAAAGATTTTTAGTGTTTCTCAACGAAGTGTATTCACTGTTAAATTTATCTCTTGGATCACCTATATAATCATCTAAACTAAACCCACCGAACTGCATTGATATATCTGTATCAATTTGATCTGCTGGTGATAAAGTTATACTAATTTCATCACTATCTAAAGGATTTGAATCAAATGATGATTCTTCAAAAGATGCTTCTCTTGCAAGTTGATTGTTACGTAGTTTATTATCTTCAATACGTATTTTATTTGATGTAGGTCTCGGGCCTGCTGTATTTGGAACCTCAACATAATAAGTTTCTGTTTTAGGTGAAAATGGTATTTTGTTCCACCCAATAAACTTTGGATGATACGAAGAATTAAGATTTAAAACATAATTATCTGCACTATTATTCGTATTAGGTATTGAACCTGATATATTCATACTACCAAATGTATATGTAATTCCCGGTATTGCTACATTATATTGTAATAAATCTGTTCCAAGAGGTATTCTGATAAATAAATCATTATAAGCGCTTTCTATTGTATTTCCAACAATAGAAGTAGGTGCTAATGCATGTTGATAGAATGTATCATCTGATAGATATTCAGCCCAACCTCTTATTTCTTGCATAGATCCTGAGTATGGTTTTAAGCTCGAAAAATCAGAACCAGCTTGACCTGACGAGCCGGAACCACCCCATCTAAATTTTTGTGTATTTCTCCACATACCACTATTAGTAGATGTTACTGTTGCTGTTGCTGCAGAGCCTGAATGTGTTATTCTTCCATTTGAATGTTCAGCTGCTTTAGCATATCTAATCTCAAAATTTCCACCTATCGGTATTTCACTAAATCCAAACGATATATTCCACCAATCATTATCATAAAATGGTGCGTAATCAGTTGAACAAGACATAGCTGGGTTAGCTGCAGAACCTGATAAATATGCAGATACTCTACCGTATGTTGCATAAGCTGAAGCTGAACCTGCAGCTATAGCAGATGGTGAATCCCATCCAGCATATGAAGATGAATGTTCAAGGTATACTAACCACCTTTCACCTCCTGGTGCTTCTTCATCTGAACTTACAAGGTGCATACTTTCTGTTACCGCGGTATCGATTCTAAATTCATACATACTCAGGAAACGATTAGCTGCACCTGGTGTACTTAATGTGGTTGTTGGACCATCATAATCGATAGCATTATGTGCAGTTTGTACGTGAGCTGAACCTGAAAAGTCTACTGCATAATTAAATTTAGTTAACGCTCTCATGTTAGCAGAACTATTAGGTGTGGGTCCACCATATTCTTGTATTCGTAATATAGTATCAGGTATACCGTATGTAGCTATAAGAGCGCGTAACCCTCTCGATGTACCTTTTGTTTTTAGTAAGAATGGTAAATTATTAACAATACGTTTCCATGTTTGATATTCTATATCTTTATGTGATTTTGATTCTTTTTTAACATACGTTAATGTTTCACTTGAACCACTTGCTTGATAAACACCTTCTGAATCTGTACCTAAAAGCGTACTCCATAGTTCTGAGGTGTCAAATCCACTCTGTAAAGTCCAACCAAATGATTTAGCTAAATCGTAAATTAATTCTTTAGAAATACCTACATCTATATCTTCATTTCTTTCATGTGTATTTTCTAGTGCTTGTATATCATAAAATAGTGTATCGAAGTGTTGACCAACCATATCGAAAAATAGTTGATATTGATCGTTTTCAGTATCTGCTTTTATGTGTGTAGGTATTACGTTACGTAGTATAGATGTATTCTCCTGATCATATAAAGATGCACTAGTAATCTGTGTATTAAACCATGATATGGCTTCAGAAGAGGTAACAGAAAATAGGTTATATTCACCACCCACCTTTTCTGATGTTGATTTTGGCCATGTAGCAGGTTGATATATAATATTATCTATTACTTCATATGAATGAGATGTATAATACAGGTATTTTTCATATTGATCAAAACTAACTTTAATATTTTCAGCTTTACTATCATAGTGTTGTTTATTTTGTACAAATACAGATGATGACGCTGCAGCTGCTTCAGATAATCCTACTAAATTAGTACTTACAGCATTTGATTTAGAAACAAAATTTTCAATTTGTGTTATTTTATATTTAAAGTTACGAACACGTTCTTCAGCAGAACTAAAGTGACAAAAATTGCTATATGATCTAAAATCATAATTTTGCTCTATAGCATCAGATCCACTAATTACAGTATTAATAATTCTATTTCGTACTCTTGAATTTGTACCTACTAAATCGTTAAACGATTTTAATATAGTATCATGACCAGAGCGTTCGTTAACATCAACTTTTAAATTTGGTCCCCTTAATTCACCATACTCAACTATTACCTCATCTTGTATATCTATATCAAGCGGCACTTGATATGCTTGAAATACTTCTTGCAATATTTGAAGCTTTGCACCTACTTGAACAATATTTGGTATTTCCTGCGGCGTTCTAAATATTATTGTGTCAGTATATACTGTTTCATTAAGATTATTTTTACTCTCAACTACATGACTAATCCAATTCATAGTAGCAAATAAATTTCGCTCATCAGGTCTACTTGTATTGGTAAAGCTTAATATACAAGGCCATAATCTTGTAGTTGAAACAGGTCTTGTATAAGTACCAACTTGCTCATGCTGTACATTGCGAACTTGTAATCCAGTATAATCTTCAGGATAACCTCTAGCTTCTCTATGTGCAAAATATTCTGCTTCTGAGGTAAATATATGATCATTATTAAAATTATAATCACTTTGTTCATATGTTTCAGAATAATAAACAGTTTGACCAGATGGATCGTGTAAGTTAGGGCTAGCATACTTCCAATAACGTTCATTTGGCATTACACCAGGTTTATTATTCAGCTGGAATTGTTCAAATGAAATGTCAGTACCAGGACTAGCTTTAACACGTATTTCTTGACGTGATGGTGATATCTCTGTTACAATTACCGAACTCAGGTTAATGTTTTCTACAGACATATTTTCTATAGATGTAAAATCAACAATAGTTGAAGCTTCACCATCACCTTCGCCATTAAAACTTTCGAGTTCTAGTGTATAAATACCGTGCCTGTAACCAGCTATATCAAGTATATATGTACCAGTTGTTCTACCAAAAAATGTAGTTATAACACCTAGTGCATCTATACGTAATTTACCATTATCAAACGTTACAAATTCTGTATTGTTAACTGTAATTTCAGTTGATGCTAAAACTATTCCACCATCTGCTGGTAGTAGTTGTATGAAAATACGATCACAAGGATGGTTTGTATTTATTAGTATAGGTGCGTTATATTCTGTAACACTGGTATCCCGTGGGATTCTAGGTACTTCAAATTCTGGTTGGTTATATATATCTAAAATCATAATTATCTTTAAACCCTTTCATCTGAATAAGGTATTTGTATTACACCTATATCTATTCCTTGTAAAGGTACATCCAAGTTAAAAAACTCACCAGAATAAAATTTACTAAATTTATATGTTCTTCTATATTTTTTACCCATGTTTAGAAAACCTTTACGGTAAGTAAACGAATACTTAACATCAATCGTAAACGGTCCAGGTTTTTTAACAAATGCTATCATTTGATTCCACTCATCATCATCTTCTGTTGTATATAATAATGCAGAGGATCTGCCTTCTGTCCAATCTGTAACACCTCTTTCACCTAGTGGTCTACTATCATCTAACACTGTTCCATCATCTCTAAATATATCTGCAAACTTTCCGGCATTAGCAAGTATTGCACCACTTGTTAGTGCAAATAATCCGTAACCTAGTCCACCTGTTAACCCTGTAAATATTAACCCGATAGCTAATCCAGCTAATGAGCCACCTACAGCAGCAACAGGTGCTAAAATATCATTTATAAATTCACCAAATCCTGAGCGTTTTCCATCTAGCTTGATTGGTTCATCATTAAAAACTGTTATACCATCAACCTCTACTTTACATTTACGATTTTTAAATTTACGTACAGGTGATTCACCTTCACCTAATTCTCTCCACTTAAATCTTCCAAACATTTCTCTAGGACCGTATCTTAAATCAGGTTCAAATGTTACAGATTTAGCTTCTGGTGCTATTACAAATCTACCTTCAAAGTTTGCTGTAAAATTATCTACTTCGTTAACACCAGCTAGAGCAGATGAAGAATCAGAATCAACACATGCATATTTTATTTCTTCAGCAATTATACCCGCCTTATTCGCTATTTCACAACGTATGATACGTGGAATCATTACTGTTTGTCCACCTATAATTTCAACCGTTTCAGATAAAGCACCTAATTCTAAATACCAACCTTTATGTACTTCTTTACCATCTAGTTTCCAAGTTATATCAGAGCTGTTAACCATTACAGGATTATTATTTTCATCATAGTGACTAACTGTGTTTGTAGTATAAAATATAGGTGGGTCACCAGTGAAAAATAGATATGTGGGGTCTAAAGTAAAATCACGTGGCCATTTGTGTCGTGTTGCCCATTGTTCTGTACTCCATTCAGTAGTACTTTCTATACTAGGATCTTTATCACTATCAGTAACGCCACCAAAGTCTAAAACTCGTGACCAATTAGCAACATATAATTTACCACTCACAGGTGGATTCATTGGCATTACAGAAGGTACAGGTAGTAATTCAAAAATTGTATCATCCTGTAATTCTTTAATATCTCCTCTATCATATGTTTTATTTTTTATATAGTGCTCGACTATATTAAGTTTATTTTGATCTACTATATAATTACCATTAGATAAATCAATACCGAAACCTAAAACAAATGGCATTGGAGTTTGTGTCCCTAGAGCCAATTGATCTCTTTCTTGATCTGCAATCCCAGCAAGCCCCCCAGGTAACCCGGTATTATTAGAAGCTGGTGGACCACCCGCAGTTACTTCTCTATTGTTTTGAGATTGTCCTGCAAAATTACTTGAACCGTATAAGTTTCCAGCCATCTATTATCTCACTACTTTAAAATATTTTTCACAGTTATATAATCGAGTTGCTATTACGTTAGTGCCACTATAATAATTTACTTTAAATTGAACTTCATAATATCTTTCAGGAAATAGACAGGTTGTGTCTAGATCAAAATAATTTAAAGTGTTATCAGTTCTTCCGATGTATGTATATGTTGCATCATGATTAATAATTTTTTCACCAGTAGCATTGTCTATAATAGCAAAAGAAGATGATTGAGGTAAATAAGCTCTACTATATTGACCTACTCCATTTGCTTGGGTTCTAACACTAAACTGTTTAACAGTATCGACAAATATTCGTTCTGCTGTACCTCTTACATATTCAGGTCGTATTCTCGGTTGTATCTTTATATCATCATTTATAGTTACTTCTGAACCTGTTATTGTTGTGAACGCATGAGATGAATCATCATAGCGAACTTCTAATCTAGGAGGATATATAGTGTTGGTATGTTTAGAATAAAAACTTAACTTACCAAATTCATTTATATTTGTTTCTTCAGAACCACTCCTCTTAACTATTATACCGTAGTTAGCTAATGTGCCATCATGCCAATTTTCAACTAAACCTGTAATATCTAATTCTATATCACTTGTTACATTAGAAAAAGATTGAACATGAGAGACTACAGCAGTCGTTCCAAAAAAACCACCTTGTGCACTCCATGTTTCATTAGCAGCAAGCCCGGTTCTATAAGCCCAGCTACAACCATCGGTAGTTTGTGGTAAGTTTTCTAACCTTCCTGTACCAGCAGTCCAGCTTTGACGCAACGGGTGTACAACTAATTTATATTCTGCAGCTACATCTTCTTCTTTTGAAATAAACGCTTTCAAGAAATATTTTAAACTACCTGAATCACTTCCTGTATGTATACCTTGTGCAGATAAAGATGCGGATATTGCTGCAGTATCGAACTGTATTACAGGTCTTGATAACATTAGATCACCACCAGAGCCGGATACTATTTTTATAATATCCATTATCTCATCCTGACCTGTATTAAGACTTGCTGTAGCTTGATACAGTGTTGCGGTTTTAGTTGGAAATATTGTCTTTATCATAATTATCCCTAATAGCTTACTACCTTACCTTTAATATCTGTATCTGGATTTTTAATTTCAAAACAAGAAGGATCTAATGACGGATATATTACATCTTTAAATGTTGCTTCTTGTAAGTTGTATCTATGATCACTATAACCATCAAGTGAACCAAATTTATTATCTACTACTACATTTACTACTGATTGTACACCTTTGTTGTCTGCAAGGCATAAATAAATATCTTTAAATTTTATCGCAGAAGAAAAAGATAGATTGTTAGTGTTATATTTAGTTTTTAACGAATTAATACATTTTAATAATACCTCGTTAGAATTATATCCTGGTGTTACTGTTATTTCAAATTCAATACCTAAATTAACTATATACCCATCTTTAATATTAATTGCATCTGTCATTAATCTATATTGTGATAAATATGTTCTTAAATTTTCTTTTGCAGCTGTTGGTAATGTAGCTAGCTTTCCCTGTGCATTGTAACTTAAGACATATAAATTGACAGCAAGTGGATTATTTACAGATATTTCATCTGGATGCATTTGTTCATCAGATGCTACATAAGCTTTAGCTATAGATCCAAACTTTGATGGTATACTTAATGTTCGTATAATATAATCTTCTCTAGTTACCATTCTATTCTGCGCATAGTTATTACCTAAAGCATTTTGTCTAACCGACTCTAAACTTTCTACAGTTGCTCCACCAACAGCTGATTCTGGATTTTCTACATACATTGAATCTATTACTGTTTGTCTAGTACCTGAAATTAAATTACCAAGAGGATTGAAAGTAATATTTTTTGAATCAATTGTTGATAAACTATCAGCTGATACATTTGCTTTTAATCCGTATCCGTGAATATAAGTTATAGTTAGAGTAGTATTGGATGGTGCGATACCATATGTATCAGTATATAAAAAGTTAGCAGGGTCAAAAGAGCTATCGAGTGTTGTTACATCATTAGATAAATTACTACCTATATTGTTTGGATTAGGGATAATTTCTTCATCACTAGTAGTTGAGCTTATACCGCTACCGAATTGTAATTCCATCCTATCTTTTGGAGATACCTTTGTTACAAATCTTCTATCTACCTTTTTTAATTTTAATATATAAGGTACACTATTGGTGTCACTACTCATATATGGATCATTTGATACACTATTTACACTTTCATCGAATACCGTTTCTTGAGCTAAATATTGTACTTCTGTCCAGTCCATCCCATCAGAATCTACAACCGATTCAATTGATTGCACTTTATTATCATTAATTGTTAACTTTAAATATTCTTGTGCAGCACCTACATTTATTGTTTGCTGTCTTGCTTCACCACTCTGTGCTGAAACAGTTTTTTTGAATAAATAGTATTCAGGTAATCCAGTTGAACCATTTGTTTGATATTCTGTTATTTCTACAGGATCGCTTGAACTTGATACAGCAAAATCTACCGGTGCAATTGTTCTAAATTTTATACCATCAGTTGAACTCACTACCATGCCCTGTTCTACTACAGGTGCATACATTAAGTCAGGTTTTACATCTGCACCTGTACCTGTACTTGGTACAAGCATGTAAATGTTAAGTTTCGTTGTAGCTGGTGTTGTAAGTCTAGGTTTATACCCAAAAGCTTGGGCAAGTGCATACACATTTTTCTTTTCTTGTGCTTCGTGCAGCATTGTTTCTTTCATAGCATAATCTGTGTAGTATGAAAGTACATCACCTACATAAGCAGCCATTTCAATAAACATTGTAGATGGTGATGCAGCTGAAAAATCTTTTACTGTTTGTGGAAAATAATTTTTTGCATGTTCAATAAGGTTTTGTTTTAAACTTACAAAATCTCTTGAAGTATACCTTACATCTTTTTTACCATTACTATTATATGTTGCCATTTTACACCCTTACAGTTAAATTAAGTACGTTTTCTGCATCCCAACCATCAACAGAATAATTTATAATTATAGTCACTCTCTGCCCATCAATATCACTCTCAACTATAACATTATCTATATTTACAGCTGGCATCCATTCTTGCACAGCACTCCTGATAGCTAAGGTAGCTGCTTCCTTCATTTGCTCTTCTTCTAGTGGTTCAAATAATAAATAATATAAATCACTACCAAATGTAGGTTGCATTGGTCGCTCACCCTTCATTGTTAATATTAGATTACGTAAATTATCGTGTACCTGAGCTGTTGTAAGATAATTTTGCTTTTGTGTACCAACAGTTAATGGAAAACTAATACCAATAGGTGTGTTTTCATCTGTATCTAAAGGATATATTTTTGGTACTAATCTCGCCATAATCTACTTTTTGAATCTCTGTACTAGTTTACTATAATCACGCGTGAGTGCTTTTGTAACAGATGGATCGATTTTCGATGCATCTACAACTTGACCACTATGCCCTTGAAAAGCTGTAGGTGCTTGTTGTTGACCAAATCCATCTTGCATTGCTGCAAACCCTGCTCTAGCATCAGCACTATTAAATGTTTTCATTGTTGGATAATTTTCTGTTTCAGTTTGTGTTAAAGCCTCTGTTAACGTTAATTTTTCTTGTTTTGATTTTGTTTGTTCAGCAAGTACACTACGTACTTCTTTCTGAACTTCTTCACGTACAATTTTCTTAATAACTCTCGCTAAATCTTTTACTTTCATGATTCTCTCCATAGATATAGTATATATTATAAATATACAACAAATACTATTTCTGCTTTAATTGCATTATTTTTTGTTCTATATTATTAACATTCTGTTCTATCGCTATACTTTTTGAATAATAATTATTCCAATCTGGTACTTTTGTTGATAGTGCTGTTGTACCAATACCAGGTACTATAAATGTTTGTGATATAGAAGTAAGTGATAGACTTTTTACCGTTGCTGCAATACTCTTAACTTCTGTAACTAACTCACTAAAGCTATCTAAAACCTTATCAACATCATGAGCCCATGATTTTGTAAGAAGCTGAATAGATTTATTACTATTTAGTATAATATCATCGTTTCTTGAAGCTAAACATAATCTATCACTATGCAATATTATTTGTGCTTTAGAATACTTTACCCTACTACTTTCTAATTCAGAAGGAAAGGGTGCTTTAAATGGTACTTGTATATGCTGATTGCTTGTTAGATATATTGACGCTTCATCAACCTCTATATCTTCTGTATGCATGTATCCATTACGGATAAGTATTATTGGAGTTGCAACATTTTCACTACTATGTTGAAATCCGTTTGGTATTTTTTCATTTGTACCAGCAAATCGGATTGTTGAACCATACCTTCCCTGTATTGTGTAATCACCTTCATATACATCAAGTGAGCGTACCGTGTTAGGTCTTGGTTTAAATATATTACCTGTATGAATTGTGCTTGTACCTTTTTCGAAAGTACGTGCTTGTGAGTTAAGCATATAATTAATTTCACCTCTATATACAGATGGGGGTACAATGCCTGTATAGTAGAATTGATCATCGACAGGATCTTTAATTAAATGAACTCTTTCATTAGGAACGGGTGTCATAAAGTTATAAGGATTAAATGGTAAAGCCGTTGACGCAACTTTAGTACCATCCTCTGTTTTTACCATTATTGCTATTTCACCTAAACTAGTTTTTTCTTTATCATAAATAACAGACATAACATCACCCATTGTTGAATCAGAGCGTTGATCTGTGGTTCTTTCTCTGTAAGGTGTACTTAACTGTACACTTCTATGTTTGTTTAATGGTGATGAAAATCTGCTCACTGTCTAACCCCTACACGCCCTACTTCAGCTATTAATTGCTCTTTCTCTGCTTCTGTTAACATTAAATTATCACCATCACCGCCAGATCTATTTTGTGCTTTTTGCACTATTGCTGCCATTTTAATAAGTGCTTCATCATTTTTCACAGCTATTTCCATATAATCTTTAATAAGTGGTACTATAATTACTGCATCACCAATATTCTTAATCATTGGTTTAAGTTCAGTAATAAGTATTTGTATTTGAGTTTCCTTTCTAGTTGAATTTGTATATATATCCTTTAACAAACTCTCAAAAGTTTTACCTTCAAATATTTCATTTGCTTCTTCCATATGTTACTCCGTATTAATAAATATATTAAAAAACAAAAAGCGCCTGGATTAGCAGGCGCTTTCTTAAATATATATATTTTTTCAAAAACTACTTTTTCACGAAAAATGAAGTAATAATTACTAACACAACTAAACCTACAAACCCACCTTCACCAAGTGAAGCTACAATTGCAGATAAGTTAGTAATTACGTCCATTCCAAATACAGTTGTGCCAGTTAGCACTTGCCACAGGATTGTTATTGGCAATACTGCCATCATAATAGTCATAAGACCACCAAAAAATCCTGTTACGTATTTCATTACTGAATCCATAATATTCTCCTTAAATTAATTCTATTTTGTGGCACAATTGCCGTGAGAGTACTCTCTTCTCATTTATAACCTTTACCTTTATTTATATAACCATTTTATCTATAATACATATCAGGCGGGCTATCTTTCCTTATATAATAGATACATTCTTTTATATTCTTTCTTTAGTATATTTACAACACGTGTTATATATTGCGTTTTTACATTAACCATTTCACGAACCATAATATAAAGTGCTTTTTTGTTATACGTTTCAATATTTTCACACCTTTTAAATATTTCTAAAACTGCATAAGCAATAGGTATATCCCTCTTATACCGTATAATCGTGTCAATATTTTTTTCACAATGTTCAACAAAAATATGGAAAAAATCTTGAATCTCACTTGTGTATTCATTCTTTATTATTTCATTAGTTACATTACGTTGTGTATCAATTGCAAGTACAGGAGCTTTAGCTTTCTTTCTATTATAGTGTTTATAATTATTTTGTATCAAGTAATTTTTAGCAACTATAGAGAAGTAAGAAAATGCTTTACCCTTTTCTTTAGAATATTTCGGTAATTTTTCTAATATAAAAGCTATAACTTCATGCTGTACATCTTTAGTTACTGCATCAAAGTGGTAAAACTTATACCTGTGAATTAAACTCTCGGTCATTTTTTGTAACGGCTTATGTATATAATCATTATAAACTTTGTTTCTCAAATGTTGACTCTCTTCAGCAGTATACGCTATAATAGCATCCTCTGTATCTTGAGTGAAGTATAATTTATTTTTTCTAGGTCTACCTCTTTTAGGTTTAGCAGCTTGTGATAACTCTAGTGCTTCTTTAATTCTGTTCTTCTCTATATTCTCATAAAATAAATTAACTGGACTATTCATTATCTTGTTTCTCTTTATTATTATATTTAGTATCAAAACTTAATATAATGTCTCTAATACCTGTAAATACTGTACCAACCTCATCATCACTCTCAAACATACCTTTGCTATCTATTTCAGATATTTTGTTTTGAACAGCTTTCAAATTATTAATAAACTCTTCTACATCTACAGATACACTTGTAAGTTCATCATCAACCTTTTCTATCTTGCGAAGTAAATTGCCTATTGTAAAGAAACATATTAAAACAACAATACTTAATATAACTATTGTCGTAATCATTTAGTGTCTCCAAATAAATCTTTAAATAAATCTTTAGCAGAATCATTAGCACCACTTACTGTTTTATTATTATAAGCTTTACGAGCTACCTTTTTAGTTTCTTTAATAGCTGTTGAGTTGCTTCCTTTCCACGTTTCATACTCTATTTGACTAGCCATATGATCAGCGTGATGAAGTATAATAGGTAAATTAATTCTCATTCTAGATTCTGGTCTAAATGCTACAAAATATGGCTTATTAGAGTCGTCGTATAAACCATCATGCAGTTTAATACCCATCATTTCATTCTGATTAAATGTTATGCCAAACTCGTTAAGTAATAATAAAGATCTATCAGGTACAGACATAAAAGGTATATCAGGATTTATTTCATAAATCTTACCTTGATTTTTTCTATGCCATTCCGATGGATTAGGTTTATACATTTCAAACTCTTGAGTACCTACTTTACCTAAATCGTGATTAAGTGCAGCAAACATTAGCTCTTCATACGTATATCCTGAACAATCAGATCCCATATCTTTCCATGAATGATATACTTTATGTGCACAATCCATTACTCTAATAATATGATCAACATAACCGCCAGCAAAGCAATTATGGTAATGCTCAAAGCTTGACGCAGGCATTAACATCATTCTATCTTGAAAGAATTCATACATTTCTATAAGTTTCTTTCTACGTGGGTCTGAGAAGTTGCCGTTAATTTTACTTATTAGCGTTTCCCAATTTTCTACTATTTTATTTTCATCTAGATGCATATGCTTCCTCTAATTTTAATTCTACTTTATTCCAATACACTTGTGTTGCTCGCTTTTTATAACCACGCGGACCACCATTCCAACATCTTGCCATTTCTTCCGCTGTAGTTAAATTATAATAATTACAATATATGTTAAACATTTCAATAGATAACTCTCTATCCCATCTATCATTATATGAATAGCGTGTACTAGATTTTTTTCTTTTTAGTATACGATTAACATCATCAACCATTGTTTGTCTAATTTGTAAACATCCTACAGCATCTTCAGGCTCACAGTAAGCGTTATCATTATCACCACTCTCTACAAAAATTATAGCATCAATAACTTCTTTAATCTCTCGTTTAATTTCGTTATACTGATGTTTAATATCATATGTTTCTAATCTATACTCAAGTGTATCAATAGTAATTTGTAAACTATCTATCGTATACTTCTGTACTTGATTGCGCTGTTCTAACATCTCATATCTTCTCTCATAATCAACTGCCATAATCGTAAAATATATTGATGCTAAAAATATGATAGCAATCATTAAGAACATTTGTGTACTATCTTTCATATTTAATCGTTTAAAATTTCTTTACCTAGCGCAGGTTCTATATTATAATAAGTATTTAATGTATCTAACTTATCTCTACCATTCGTTAAATTATCTAACGCTTTAGATGCTTCTTCTAAAAAATGTTTTGACGTATGCTCACCAATTGCTGTTGCTTTTTCAAAACACATATCTAATGTAAGTAACGCCTCATTTATTTCAGACTCACATTCGCTCTTTAATGCTTTATATAATCGTTCTTTATGACTCATAAATACTCTCCTATTATTTAATTTATATAAATATAAGAAAAAAATATTGTATTTCCAACTACTACTTAATAATTTTTTGTAATTTTTTAATTTTAGAATTAATTAACCTAACATCTTTTTTATATTTTGCTTTTTTGAGATCTTTTTTTAGCTTATGTATTTCAGCAAATGCATCTGATTTAATACGCTGCTTCTGACTCTTTGTAAGTTTAGGTTTTGAATCTTTTGGTTTTATAACTGTTGGTTTAAGAGTACCTTTCAGGTCAGGCTGCTCTTTACCTTTATGGTAAACATTTCCATCTTTATCTACAAATTCCTTCATAAACGCCCACCCTCTTGGTCGACCAGTTGGTACGTAACCATATGATGGTTTAAATGGAAAGTCTTTTTCGAAGTTCTCTGAAACACATATATAGCAAGTAACGGCTTGTACATCGCTTCCTACTTTGGTGGATGTACCACACACTTTACATTCCATGTGTAATTCACCATCTATAACTTCTGTTTTATATTCAATTTTTGCTTTCATATATTAATATATATTAGTTTAAAAAAGATACAGTTATGTTTTTTCAATTTATTTTATTATAACCATTTATCAATTATTAATTTTGTTCATATTAAATACATAACTATGTATTGTAATACCATTATGTTTTTTTATTCTATGATCATAAGTACAAGAATTAGAAATCATAATTCGCTCTTTAAATTTGTCTAAAGCATCTAAATTAGATGAACTAACAGCTATATAACCATCTAAAATTTCAACTTTAGTAACCGGTTCTTTTATATACATATCATCTGAATGGAGCTTTTTGCCATCTGCAGCCCTATAAATATATTTATCTATATTGTTATCTGTTATATTTGATAACCAGTAGTAAAATTTCTCTGGTGTTTTATATAGTTTTTTATCCTTACTGTGTAACATATTCCATAACATATTTGGATTTGTTGCAGCAAAATCTTCCATATGTTTTTCAAATATCTGTAGATCTTCTTTAGTAAGTGTTTGTAAGAATTGTATGATCGATTCCATACGTTCCATACCTTCATGTTCCATACCACCGCTACGTATTGCTCTAGATACACTCTCTAACATAAGTTTATTCATCTCATAACTATACCCTTCATGAAACTGTTCAACCTCTTCTTCAGAGTACTGGAACAGTGTATCTGGTAGTGACTTATCAAATAAGTCATCTATATCTAATGAGCCATATGTTAGTTGTTCAATCATTTTTTTTCTTTATACTTAACCTCTATCCTCCGGGATTTCTACGACATGATCCCTGTTTGTCGTTTGGTATGAGTGCCTATCTAGGCAGCCATCGCCATTTCAACTTGTTCGCCAGTTAAACGCGGTTGACCTTCCTTATACCCTTACTACCTGTCAATACCATTCATCCCCATATTGTAAGTTGTCACTTGGTGGAGATGCCGGGAATCGAACCCGGGTCCAGATTAGCAGCTAATACAAGTACTAGCGGTCAAATATAAATATCTAGTTATCTTTCAAAATCTTCTGGATATTTAGATGTTTTTTATAAATTTTATTAACAATCTTTTTTTGATTTTTTGTTATCTGATTAGTAGATATTATAATTGATTTAATATTAAATATTTTATTCTTATCATTACTATATTCAGATTCAGAAAAATTGTTATAACCTTTTGCTTTTTTTATATTATCTTTTATGAGAGAGATAACAGACATTAACTTCTCTATCTCAACTACCATATCTATATTTTCGAATGCAGCGAATATATTTTGTATAGCACTTGCTTGTTCAGGATTTCGTTTACCTATATCTCTCAAAGCTTCTTCCTGCTCTTTAAGTTTTAGTAATGCATCAGCTAGATATGTTAATTTCTGTTCTTCTCCCATAGTATTCCCTAATAATCTATTATATTATATATTAATAATTATTAATTCTTTTTATATTACTTATTAACATTATTACTAATATTATATAATATACTTAATATAATAAATTTTTTGCAGAAAGGCAACTTTTTCACTAACTTTATTTAGTTGATATTGCATGAGCCATATAATCTTTAATACCGGCATGAGAGTTAGTCCTCCCTAATCGCACACCTACATTGTGCGCATGCTGAGCATCCCTCAGAGTTTCTATAATACGATTACTTTCTGAAAAGGTAAGTTCGTGGAATTTATCTCCAATAAAGATCTTACCGATAACTGGACCCTGTGAATCACCTTCTGGTGTTCTATCCCAATCATGTTCAAATCTTATTGATCCCCAAACCTTGCCATAACGACCCGGGTTAAAAGGTTTCTTCTGATTGTGCTTTGTTTTTGGTGCTTGTTTTTGCCAAGCGTGTTTTTGCTTTCTATTGTAAGCCATTTTGTTTTAGCAGTTAAGCTGCAAGCTATTTATAGAGGTGTTATTAAAATTTAATCTTGTCTCGGAGAATTGCACACCTCTCATACTCTTCTCGTTCGACGTAGTGCTCTATCATTTTATTAAGCACAGAGCGTTGCTTCTTTTTTACACCAGGTACATGTTTCTGTATACCATCTTGTATAATACCTTCATAAAGATCATCTATTAAACATCCAATTAAATTGTGAGTTAGACTCTCTAAATCTTCTATTGTTATTTTACGACCATTTATATACATATATACGTATTTATTTTTTCTATTAGTTCCTTATCAGTACCACCATTCTGAAATATTCTTAATATTTCTGCTGACTCATCATCTGTTATAATGATAGCATCTGGTGAATCTAAATATGATCGTACTTCTTCAATACCACCATCTTTAAATCTTATCTTTAAACTCTCTATATTTATCCAACGTTTATGAAATCCCATAACCTCACTCATTAATATTTCCAATTTTTGAACGCATGTAAAATCTCATTATCTACAGGTTCTATTTCTAATTCTTTTACCACTTCTTTAGGGGTAGGATTAAACGTTTCTAATATCTCTAATATTTGTCTACGTTGAATACCCGATATAATCTCATCCTTATAAGCTTCGTGTACTTTCTTAATTGCATATGGTTTAGTATCTAACCATAACATAGCTTCCTTCAATACTCTTTCGAAGTTAGCTCTAGTATAATCAGGTAATCGTCTAGGAACACGTTTAGGAGTCTTCGATAACTCTGATGGTTTAGTAGCAGGTATATTTTTACTAGCTCTATATAAGCTAGATCCGAATCCAGTTCTACCTTTAGCATCCAATCTTTTAAGATACTCTTTAGTATCTTTATTCTTGATAACTTCTATCTCCGAGTAAGTAGTCTTACCTGATATGATAGTTCGAACATAATTACGTTCTACATCAGAACACTTAATACAAGTTCTAGTATCAGGTAAAGCTTTTACTCTTAACGGGTTTATTTCAACACTACATTTACAACAATTCATAACTAAATATAAGAAAATTAATTTATATATACAACTCTATTGTATGTTTTCTGACTCGTTAGCCATCTCCATATCCAACTCCTTAGAACAAGGAATAGATTCATAACAAGCAGGAGAAATTTTACTTTTAGGATCATGAGCCTCATGGTAATCAAACTTCTCACCTCCATGACCTAACATCATAAATTTAGTTCTAGGAAGTAGTCCTGAAAAACATCCATAAGAGTATTCTTGATGAATAGAATAATTTTGCATCATATCTAATTCGTTTCTGAACTCTTTATCAACATTACTAATAGTATATCCAGATCCATAACCAGAAAAGCAAACTAGTTTTTGAAGTTTAACGATATCTGAATCATCGCTAATTATATCCCAAGGAGTATCCATATCAAACTCAGCAAACTCTTTAAGTAGTTCATTCCACTTATTAAGGATATTAGTTTTCATTTCAGTAGCAACCATATCATTATGATCGTACATTTCTTGTGAGTGAGGTTTAGTAATCTCGATTCCGTATTTTACCTCGGCAGGTTTTTTTGCTCTCGCCATAGTGTGTTATTTTAATTATTTATATATAAATATAAGAACTTTATCTCGGGTTTCCAACTGTTTACACGAAAAGTTTTTCACGAAGTCTAGTTATATGTTTACATTGAGTATTACGTCTGAACTGACCCGCTGGACAATCACATGAGAACGTCTCTCTTACAACGTTACGAGTGACTATATAGTAGTTACGCTTACCAGTTTTCTTATTGAGAGAACCCATCTCTCGGTATCTTGCCCAAGGATTCTCTTGTCTCATTCTATCTATCCAATCCATTCTTTATATTATCTTTTTATTTATAATATAAATATACGAACAATATCTCGGGGAGGCAACTGTTTAGGGGGTTATTTTTAGAGGGGAGGGGGGAATTGGTGAGCGAAGCGAACGATGCGCCTACGCAAGTGCGAGCAAAAATACCACTATCATTAATGCTACATAGATCACGGGAGTTACGTCTAGTTTGTTTTCCATGTATATAAATAGAAAGAGTGGAGGTGTAACATATTAAGACAATATTAATTTTATATTAAATCTATATTAAGCAAGATACTCACCTACTTCAGAGATGGTAGGATAACGTGTACGTAAATGACACTCATCACACTCCCACTTGTAACTTGACTCATCGGCAGACCATCTTATAGTTTCGGTCTTATGTGTACATCGCTTCTGTATTGACTCCAGCTCCTTTTGAAGGTCTGATTGTGTACGCTGGATATCATCGGCACGTGACATGTTAGCAGGTTATTGGTACTGTCGGTCCTGTTTTACATGGATCCGGTGTTATCTTTCGTTCAACATAAGTACATGTGTCTCCGGCATGGAAGCCTTTCTCTAGTAATAGCGGTAACGATTCGGGTAAGCACCAGGCATACACTACATGGTCTGGGTAAGTGTTGGTGATATACAACCAACGAGTCTCCCAAAGTGATCGGAATACACCATGTCGTCTTCGATTCGGATGTACCCATGCATCTAGAAACTTGATCCTTCGATCAGGTTCCAATTGCATGAATATGTGACCTACGGTCTGGCCATCTTCGATAGCCAACCATCCTTGCAGTCCTTGGGCATTTGATCGGAAAGGTGTTATAGTGTGCACTTGTTGTCTCCATAAGTAATGTATACTAATACATATCATGTATCGGGTTAAACAATGGGGCTATAGCAGAAAAAAATTGCCTCAACAGACACATCAGTCACCCCCCACTCAACCAAAAAAAAATTCTATGATTTACCTTTAATTATTCATATACACGGAAAGCCCAGACACCTCCGAGCTCTCCTACACACTATGTTGGGACCCTTACTCGGCGGTCTCCTCTCCCTCTTCTATATTAAATAGATCATCTGTATTGGCATCCGTTGGAATATACTTCTGAACGATCTGCTTAACAAATGTTCTCTCGCTATCTAGACCTCCTGCGTTGTCATACTGTGGGTATATAAGTACCATGGCAGACTCCTCTATAGTAAAGCCATCATATATAAGTCCTGCCATCTCAACTGATGCACGTGTCGATATATGTGTACTAATACGTGGTGCTTCTGTCGACATCTCTGTACGTGTGTCGGCAACTATACCACTGATAGCATCTATTGACTCTGTATCTAGATTAGGATAAAGGTATCGCAAAAGCTCAGCTTCCTCGATCTGCCCTAATACATCCATCTCTACTATAATGAATCGGTCTACCAAAGCTCTATCCATTACCCTAGTGGCCGTATACTCATTTCCGATATTCGCAGTAGCAATGAAGGTTACTCCTTTTGCAACTTTAATCGTAGGAGCACCTTCCGCCTCATCTAGTCGTAGATACCTTTGCCCTTCATCTAACACAGTCATTAGTATATTGTGAGCCTCAGGATGGGCTCTTGAAAGTTCATCAAGCAGAATAACAGCATTCTCAGTCTGGATAGCTTTCACGAATAATGCCTCTGAGAATACAGTCCCATCTTCTTTATTGAAGTGGGTATTACCTATAAGTGTAGCACGTGGATCCTGCGTTGCACCGAGGTTGAAATAGAAGTCCGGTCTCTCTAAAGCGTTCACAACAGACTTTGCAGCCATAGTCTTCCCGCATCCCGCTGGACCAGTCATCATAATATTCTTACCTCGCATAGCACAACGCATAAGGTACTTCCACTTGATATCAGTCATCTTCATAACTTCAGGACGAAGCTCTGGTGACTGCTGAATAAATTGCATTAACTCGGCTTGCTCTACCGGTACGTCTACAGGCACATTAGCGTCGTTAATCATACGGTCGATAGTCTTGTTGTCAATTTTAGACCATTTACCATTCTCTAATACAAAACTCATATCGTCATCAAACGCTTTCTGAGCTGTATTTTTCCATAATGTAGGATAATCCTTACCCGCCGTATTAAACGGTATAACATTATCCTTTGAATCTAGAGCTGTTAAGGTGCCCTCTACCTTTAAAATCTTTACTAACATAGTGTGTGTGTGTTTTAATTAATTATACTTAAATATACGAACAATTTTACAATATTCCAACTGTTTCCCCAGTTATTTTTAAGCTACTTCAATCATAGTTTTAGGTACATTAAATATACCTCTAGCACCGAAATCAACTTTACATTTAGTTCTGTTAATCTTAACTAATTTTCCAGTCAAGCCGACTACTTTATGATGATCAACTTTGATAGACATACCTGGTCTCAATGTATTGATAGTCCCGTACGCTCTCATCTGTATCTCATTATT